GGCATAATATTTAAGTCCTGTACTGCACTAGATAGTTTCTCGTGTATATTGTCAGGCATTATGTAGCCATACTTCTCTAGTACATAACTTTCAAGATAGTTAAAGTATCTCTCGACTGTTTCAAGCCAACCTTCACGCCTCTGATCACCTTCTCTCCATCTGGCATAACGTGATAGTGCAATAAAATTTTGGTAGTCAGAACTTAAATAGTTATTTGTGTGCATGTCTATCTCTCCATAGTAATTTTTAATGATGATACCTCTAAGCCTCCTACATCGTGGATATAGTCACGTAAGCCATCATCTATTTCAGATGCGACATCTCCATCAGAAGGCATAGGATACTCTTCTTTGTCAATGTCTAAGGTTATAAATACTTTTACTTTCATTATTTATCCATGTGTTCTATTAGTTTATCTAAGTACCACTTAGCTTTATTAAGATCTTCTACAGCCTTACCTTTGTAATCAAACCTCCATAAGTATTTCATTATGTTACCTTGTAGGTAGTACTTAAAGTTATCACCTGTAGCAGCACTGATAGCGTCAATGCACTCTACCCCATTTTGATTATAGTGTGGTGGATGATTGACCATATCAAAAGATGAGAATGAAAATGGTCCAGTAGTATCTTTAATTGTAATAGTCTCATTGCCCATTGTAAGTGTGTCCATTATGCTGATCCTTTCGTCTTAGTGTTAAAGGTTAAGTGTATTACGTTACCATCTACACCTGTTACCTCTGCCTGAACAGGCTCAGTTATATGTGTCTTTGGTAACGTGTCATTCTCGTAGTCTGTTACGTAATTACTTATGTCACTTCTTAGTACTTCATCGTACTCCATCATAGGTACAGAAGCACAAATCATTTTAGTCAAATGCATCAGCTTTGTAAAGTCTTCTCCTGTAAGTTTGTGTTTGTCATCCCACATTATACATATATCTACATCACCATTCCACTGACCATCTACCATATGAGGACGCAATCGTATTGCAAAATCATTAGGATCAAACTCAGGTGTTATTTCTTCTGTCATACGATTCTCCTCTTAGTTCCTGTAAAGGCTATAAACTTTTTGTGTTTGTTCTTGCCTTTTTCTTTTAGCCATTCTTCAGGTATAACCCTGTTACTATACAGTAAGCCATACTTATAACACCATTCTCCATACGTACTCTTCGCTCCTTTACGTAGCTTTCTTCTACTGTTTTCAAAGACAAATCTTATATCCAATTTAGGATGTTGTCTCTTAATTGCGAGATGCTTACGCCTATCAGCAGCAGTAAACATCCCCTTAGACTCTATGATTATACCATTATCCAGTACAAAATCAGGAGTATAGGTACGGTAGGCTAGATCTTCCCACTCTATCTTAAGGCTTTCATATGTAAACTTTACTTTTAAAACCTTAAGCTCATCTGCGAGTTTCTTTTCTAAGCCTGACCTGTACCCATACTTCCTTGCATGAGAGAACTTTGTATAGTTCATCACGTGTTATGAAGCTCTGCCATGCCAGAATGAAAATGCACCAGAGCCTAGTTGATTTACACCGTAGCCTAGTGTCTTTAGCTCCTCACGTATTGTAGAGTCTATATCCTTTCTAGCCTCTAATGCAGCACGTAAGGAAGCAGTACGCTTCTCTTTGTACTCACGTTTCATTTCAGATAGCTGTGCTTCAGCTTCTCTGATTGCACTTTCTAATTCTGCTAAGTCTGTGTCCATTCTTCTAACCCCTTTCTGTTTTCATTCTTACCATATGCATCGTAGTGATGCTTACCATTACGAAACTGTCCATTCTCTACAGCTTCCTTAACGTCTGGATTTGCCTCAAGATAACTTGCTTCAGGAAAATCAGTCATGCTTTACTCTCCTTCTCTATATGCACGTAAGAAACTATCTTAGGTTCCTTTGCACGTGACTTCAATGCTGGTAGTTCTTTCAACTCAGGCCAACAGGTTTTGCGGAAAGAACACCAGCTACACTCACTGCCTAGTATTTTATTTCCTGTTGGTTTACCATTAAAGGTTTCATCTACTGCATCAAAACATCTCTTGAACTCATTATCATTAACAGTCTTAACTGTCTTGTTAATATGGTACATTTCTTCCATCATGTCAATGCCTTTAGCTGGTACATATTTAAAGCTACCATTTGCTTTATTAACTACCCACCAACCACCGGGCTTAAGACCTGATGCTGTAGCGTACCCTGCAAGTTGACCCACATAACCAAACGAGTCATGTGCTTTTAACGTAGCAAAGTCTTTGAACTTATTTCTATAGGACCAATCAGATGCAGATTTAATATCATCTACAGCCCCATCAATCTCTATATCATAAGTGCCTTTAATCTTAGTGTCTTGTTCAGGCAGGTCTAGCTCTACTGTATCAGCATCTCCATACTCTACCTTTGCTTCTGTTAATAGTCCTTTGAATACTGCCTCTACTATATCTCCTAACATCATATTCATTACAAAGTTACTGGGTAGGGGCTGTGCTTTCTCAGGCTGGTTCTTTTGAAACCAGAGTTGGCAAGAGGGTCTGCCTATATTAGACATCCTCAAGCCGAACTCACCACGCTTGTTGCCCCCACCAAACTGACGAGCTAGTGCATCCATGACATCCTTACCAATACGTTGTATAGTATCTTCAGATAACACAGCCTTACCATTGGCTGCATCTGTCATGTACTGCGCTAGTGCCAGTTCAGCAGGATGATTCATTACGCTACTGCTTCATCTTCAAGGTCAACAAACTCATTCACTAAGTCTGTATCATCAGCAGACATCTTACGCTTGGACTTATCATTCCATGCAGTAGCGATGTACTCATTGTAACTATCTACCCACTCCATGAAGTCAGCAAACGTAGACTGATCATCTGATGTCAGGGCAATCGTGTTGTCCATATCAACAGATACTTCAGGAATATAAAAGCTACTACCATTTGGCAATGGCTTTTCTTCTGTGCCAACAGTAAGCACGTGTGAGATAGGTAGTAACCTCTGCTTATTAAAGGAGTTGTATGTGTCGCCTAGTATCTTAAAGGCATCACGATTATCTATCTCCCATATGAAAGGTGTAGTGCCTACCTTAGTTTCTGCACCTGACTCATCTACAGGATCAACTAGATCGGCTAAACCAAACACAACACGTGTGCGCTTGATCTGTCTGATCAGATCCTGTTGTGCAGTAGGCAGTGCCTTGAAGTCTTTGATCCAACCACTAGGCTTACCACAGTTGAACCCACCATCGTTGTCTTTGAGATCGACATACAAGGACTCACCCATGACAGTCTTGACAAAGCGATTAGGAATGTTACCTGAACCTTTAATGAAACGCTTGTACATAAAGCGTTGTAAGAATGTACGTATCTTAATCTGTGGTGCGTACACAGTGCTACTGTCTGGTACTTCTAACTTGAAGTGCCCACCTGACACCACCTCCATGTTTACCTTCTTACCTTTCAGTTCAGTCTCACCCATAATAGCTGAATGAGAGATACGTAGTCTAGCTAGATTGCTAGTCTGCTTACCCTTGTTACCAGCATCTGCTGTGATGCCCATTGCTTTAGCCATTTCGTCATAGTTGTTTGTATCTACAGTTGTTATCGACATGTGTTATTCTCCTCACATAGTTTTTCAAAAGAGCATAGTTATACTACGCAACGTCCTTAATGTCAAGCCAATTATTACCTATTTTAGATTCTAATAATAAAGGTACATTAATATCAACACCTAGATGTTGTTTAATACATGTATCTAAATTAGTATTGCAATCTTCGATAGCTGTTAAGACTTGTTCTTCTTCGTCTGGATGTACATCAATAACAATACTATCGTGTACTGTATTGACAACGCAAGACTTATTACACTTGAGTAATGTCTCTATCCATAGTAATGCTACAGGTACAATGTCTGCTGTAGCAAATGATTGCACAGGATAGTTCTTGATCTGTGTAAAGTAACTGATCCTACCACGTGCATTTCTTTGTACATCAGGAAAGGAAAACTCCCTGCCTGATGGTGTTGTAATCTTGCCTGTGTTAAGTGCTTCTTTGGCAAGAGTGTCATGCCAGTTAGCAATACCCTTGTACTTCTCATTGAAGTGGGTGTAGTAGGTAGCCTCTGCTTTAGATCTACCATATCCACTAGCCCCATATAGAGGAGCAAAGGTATGTGCTTTGGCATCTTGTCTGGACATAACCTGTCCAGCATCTGTGATGATCTTGGCTGTGTAGGAATGCACATCAAAACCATCTGTTACTTCCCTGATAGCTACAGGATCTTGAGATAAATAAGCAGCACCTACCCACTCTAATTGTTTTGCATCTGCATTAAGTATCATTCTATAATCCTGAGTTAGCTTCTACTAATCTTTTATGATAATTATTAATAATAGATTGAGATAGTTCTGATCTAGCATCTTTATCTAACAAAGCTAAAGTTGCTGTTGGACCATCTTTAAGTATCATGTTGCTAAATTCTACACTAACAAAATGTTTGTGTGCTTCTTCTTGACTAGCAGTATATTCTTCTTGTGTCATTTCTACGTGATCATCCTTTCTAAGTTTTAATCGTCTTTCTAAATCTTCCCAATTGTCTTCTTCGTTCATGTTATTCTCCGTATCTGGATGGAAAAAGAGTTTTAATCTCACCATCAAAGTTTTGTAAGTTAGGCTTACTACTTGATAGCCTACCTGTTTTTGCTACACACTGATTAAGTTGACCATGGATAGTATCTTTAATCCAGTTCATCTCATCAATTAAATTAACTATACCCTGGTAGTAAGTTGATTTA